ACTCATTACGATCTCAATGCTTCATTAAATAGTGCTTGTACAGTGTTGATAGACGATGGTTTAATAACGCGTATCTGTTTCAACTTATCATTTTCCTCAACATAGAAATCTAGGTTGGTTTTTGGAACTGCACCTAAAGGCACACTCATATTACTTAGATCAAGGTCGACTCTTTCATTATTAAGTACGTAATGGTTCGCTGCAAGATACTCTTTGGACGCCCCAGTTACAGTAACTATATCACCCTCACATATGGCAACCTCAGCCACATGGAACTCTAAAGCACTTGATAACTTAACTACGATTTGACCTAGGTTCAAGTTCTTATGTACAATAGTACCCGTCGCGTTACTATCACCCCCAGTTATGGTAGATCCTATATTAAATGCATCGTGTATAGGTCCGGTGGTTGTTATAGTAAAGTTCGAGTAATCCGATTTTGCCTTTTCTACAACACCTCTATATTCTAGAGGCCAACCCTGTTCACGTATCTTATCATTCATTAAATAGAATGTCCAGTGCATATGAGGATTTCTATATAAAGTAAACGCGGTCTGATCTGGCCTTTCTCCACCTTGAACATAATAGTCCTGATAAAACGCTGAATTAGCTTTAATGTCATCTAGTATATCGACATAGGTTGCGATGTTCTGGACAACAGCCGATTCTTCGCTGTCGCCAAAGGAATAAAAACTTAATGGGAAATTCTTAAAATATGACATTAGTATCCATCATCCTCCATAATATCTGCGCGGGTCAGTGTTCTCTCTTCGACGAAGTTTAATGATAGGTCGATTTCTACAGGTTGACCGTCTGGGTGAAATGCCATACTACTGGCATTGTAGTTAGTAGCGATTGACTTTAGGTAACACTTTTTCATTCGATTACCAACACGGACCGGAGATCCTTCTTTAGGTTGATACATAATATCTAATTCAAACATGTGTGGAAATTTATAACCCGCACTAACACCGCCAACATCAATTGATTCCGGATAGGCATACATACGAAATCTGCGAATAATTTTCTTGACTTCTTTTGCCTCTTCAGCACTCTTTGCAATAAATTTGAATGCGAATGAAAACTCTCTTATGCTCACGCCCTTGAATAATGCACGTACGTTAGGGTTCACGGTTACACCACCCACTAGAGATGATGCCATATTCGCCTCTGCGCTAACTCCGCCAGCCTTACCTATTCTCGTTGCCATCTTGTTCATCGCAAGTGCTGCCTGAGCACCAGATAGGTTACCCATAGCAAAATCCATGACTCCCGTCATTCCTTTTGATGCGGTATCTGCTAGAGCTCCTAGGATACCTTTACCTCCACTGAATTGTTGGGCAAGTCCAGCACCTATAGCACCCAGTTCAGGTGTTGCATAATTAAGACCGTCAGTTTGTTGCAGCGATACAGGTAGATATAACTTTACAGATTCATCGGTGTCTCTCATTTCACTACTAGTAAAGGATAACTCACCCCCTTTCTCAACGAATCTGTTATCAATCGCCTTCTTGTTTTCTTTAGACTTCCTTTCGTACTGAGCGTCGGTTAGTTCCCCATCCCTTCTCTTAGTCCTTAATTCGTCTTCTTCATTTAATAACTTTCTGTATTCTTCATCTCCCTGTAGACTAGAAGCAACATCTGCAGCGCTAGAAGTAAGACCCGGCGGGACTATCTCAAATATTTTAAAGGATATGCTTGCGCCATACCTGTCTTGAGAATGGACAGGAAATATTAATTTAGATGGAGCTTTATCAGCAACATTCTGTGGTTGTTCTTCTTTCTTTTCTGCTTCGGTTTTTTCTTCGGGTGATAGATCGAATATTTCCGACAAAAATTCTAGTATAGCCATGAGGGTGAACCTATGTTTATAAATACTGTTTGACTATTTATACATAAAAACAATGAACTTAGTAAACGATACCAAATTCCTTACCGATGGATGGCCGCCTTATGAAGAAGGTCATGTCATACCAAACGACATAACCTGTCGAATGGTATACGTGATATTGAAGATGACTCGTTCTAAAAACATCTTGGAGATAGGATTCAACTACGGACACAGCGCATACGTTTTTCTAAACACCGATACTTCGCTTAAATACCATTCGATTGATATATGCCAATACGAACACACACTGGTCAACGCTAACAAACTCATTGATATATATCCCGACAGGTTCGAGTTCACTCACATGAGTTCACACGATATCGACCCATCTAAGGTGTCCCACTATGATATTATATTCATTGATGGCGACCACAGCATCGATGGTATGTCACGGGACCTGAACCTATGTCAACAATCACGCCCTAAGTACATTCTATTCGACGACTACGTCGGCCGACTGTCGATGGATGAGAAGATAGATTCACCTAATCCAAAAAGATTGGTACAACACTTTCTATCCAAACCAGACTTCCCATACGAAATAGCACGTGAGTTCGTGTACCCTGCTACCGATCGTATGAACCACATGGTGTTATTAAAACGTGAAGACATATAAAGGTAGATACAAACCAAAGAACCCAGAGAAGTATGCTGGGGACGTGGACAATGTCGTCTACCGTTCGGGGTGGGAACGACACGTTATGAAATGGTGTGATGACAGTCTGGACGTGGTACAATGGATGTCCGAAGAGTTGGTAATCCCCTACATCTGTGAGACTGATAAGAAGCCGCATCGATACTTCATGGACTTCGTCATCAAGTACAAGTCGGGTCGGGTTGTATTGGTAGAAGTCAAACCTCACAAGCAGACTATGCGTCCCGAACGTAAACAGGGGAAGTCTCGTAATACTCTATTGAACGAGGGTATGACGTACGTCAAGAACCAATCCAAGTGGAAGGCAGCATCCGAATACGCAAAGGATAGAGGATACCACTTTGAGATATGGACAGAGAACGAACTCACCGCAATGGGTATCATGCCCAAGTCTACCCAACGTATGCGTACTAAAAAACCACTAAAGAAACTACCGCCGTTCAGAAAGAAGAAAAAATCGGTATAAATAGAAGTAAGAATTTTTTACGGTAGTGACATGTCTAACATATTTCAACGATTAGAACTACAAGCGTTCCGTGCGGGTATCACACCTCGTACCAAAGAATCGCGAGAATGGTTTCGTAAGAAGATCAAGAACATGCGCAGTATCAAGCGCGAAGCCTTAATGAAGGAAGATCCGTTGAAACAAACGGGTCAAGAAATCGTTGGCAGTATGTACATGTTCTTCTACGATCCGAAACATAAAGATACATTACCGTACTATGACACATTTCCATTAGTCGTCGTAGTAGGTCCGGCAGAAGGTGGGTTCTATGGGTTGAACCTACACTACCTTCCACCTATCCTACGTGCGAAGATGTTGGATGCGTTGATGGATATCACAACAAATACTAAGTTCAACAGTTCTACTCGATTCAAGATGTCGTATGAGTTGTTGGTCAAGACAAGTAAGTTGAAGTACTTTAAACCGTGCTTCAAACATTATCTGAACGAACACGTACAAAGTAAGTTCGCAATGGTGCCTGCACCAGAGTGGGAGATCGCTACATTCCTACCGACCGCAGACTTCCGTAAGGCAAACTCTAAGAAGGTCTACTACGACTCTAAACAGATGATAGGCGAATAGAAATGGCGGGAATAGAAGATTTAAAAAGTAAACTGATAGCAAAGAATGGTATCGCAATGGCGAACCAGTTCGCGGTCAATCTACCTACCTTGGATAAGAATACCTCATCGGACACACTTAATGTATTATGTAAAGAGGTGAGCCTGCCTGGTCGTCAAATGATGAGTCTGGATAGGACAGTCGGTATATTTCAAGAGAAGGTAGTGAACGGATTTGGTGTAGAAGATGTCACAATGACTTTCTATGTGCTGAATGACTATGGTGTCCGTAGATACTTTGATGAATGGACCAAGTTAATATACACCGACATAAAAAGAGGTGAGGTTAACTATAAGAACAACTACACCTTTGATGTCAACATTCGCCAACTACAAAAACCTTTAGCAAGATTTGGATTCGATATAGGACCATTTGATATAAATCTAGATGTGGGAAATAAGTCTATATACAGTGTAAAACTAATAGAGGCGTTTCCAACATCTATTGCAGCAATCCCACTGTCTAATGACGGTCAATTGGTCGAGTGTACTGTACAACTTTCGTATACCGACTATGAAGTAATCAAGGATGAAAGAGAGTTGTTTGATCCTAGTATCAATATAAATCTAGGTGGATTAATTTAATATACATTATAGGATAAATCATGGCATTACCAAAACTGAATGAAACCCCAAGTTATAGCATTGAAGTACCGTCTACAGGACAGAAGACTACATTTAGACCTTTCCTAGTAAAGGAACAGAAAAACCTCTTGATTGCATATGAAACACAAGAGCGCAAAGATATGGTACGTGCGATATTGCGAACTATCGACGCTTGTGTTGAAGAACCTTTGGAAGGTACGTTGACTACATTCGATGTAGACTATCTATTTACAAAAATTCGTGCCAAGTCGGTAGGCGAATCCGCAGATATTCAGGTATCCTGTAGTGAATGCGGTGAAGCAAATAAGGTTTCGGTTGAACTTGACGACATTAAGATGAGTGGGGAGACAACAAATAATCTGATCGAAATTACTGATAGTGTTTCTATACAGATGCGTTATCCATCATATGAAGAGTTCTTGAACAATGATTCATTGTTGTCTACCGAAACAACGACAGAGGGTCTATGGGAGTTATTAGTCGTTTGTATGGAAGCAGTGTTGACGGACGAAGAACGAATCTCTATGAATGATCAGTCAAAAGAAGACGTGTCAGAATTCATTGACTCTATGACTTCAGATCAGTTTGCGAAAGTATCTGAATTTATCAATTCGGTTCCTAGCGTAACACAAGATGTTAAATTTGAATGTACGTCTTGTGGCCATGCGAATGAAAGAACACTAAAGGGGATGGATGATTTTTTTTAGTAAATCTCTCTCATGATAACTTGACAAATTACTATCAAGTTAACTTCCAGCTTCTTAACAACTTTAATTACTCACTGGAAGAGGTCGAAACAATGATTCCGTGGGAGAGAGAGATCTACTTAATGATGTTGATAGAAGACATCAAAGAGAAAAACGAAAGGGCGAAACAACAAGGATAATAAATGTCTACTCTCAAAGAAGTGTCCGACAACTTAAAATCAGTTGACCAAAGACTGGCATCTGTTAGATCGGGACAGTACGACCAGAACAGATTGAATATTGATAATTCTGACAGATTGATAGCTGTTATGGAAGACGTTGTCATGCGCACTGGTCGTAGCGAAAATATCCTTAGTCAAATGTTTGGTCATCTTGGTTACATTAGACGCAAACTGCAAAAGGGCGTTTCTGTTGAAAAAGACTCTTCAGTCGTTGAAAGAGCTCCAGATCCGTCATTCGTAGGTCCGATTCGACCAGACCCTGTCGCCACAGGAGATTCTTTAGAAGAACGGAGAGAGCAACAACAATGGCAGAATGATTTGTTAGATGCCATCCGTGCTCTTTCAGAGTCTAAAAAAGATGATAAGAATGAGTCGAAGCCAAAAAAGGAAGGTCTTAGAATAGGAGAAATGTTAAGATCCGTAGGACTTATTGGTGGTCTCTTAGCCGCATCTCTCGGCGCTGCCTTCGGTTCCTTCATGGCATATCTAACCCCTGTTACAAAGTTACTGGGCGGCATAGCCAATCGTCTAGGTCCCGTACAAGGACTTTTCATTAGTTTCGTTGATGGGATAAAAAATCTTGGAACTAGGATAAAGGAGATAGGTTCTAGTGTAGGTAAAACTTTAAAAAATGCATTCACTATTAATCCAGACGGTAAATTAGGTAAAGCCTTGCAATTTATGAAGGACTTATTTGGGGGTAAAGGAAAGGGACCTATAGGAAAAACTATTGAAAGTATTACAAAAACATTTAAGTCTGTTGGTGGATATCTGTCGAAATTCTCCGGTATTTTTAAAACCTTTGCTGGTTTTGCCGGTAGATTATTTTATCCTATCGCAGGAGTTATAGTGTCGGTTAAGTCAGTATTCGATAGCATAAAAAGCGGATCTGGAATATTTGACACATTTAAAAATTTAGTTGACGACTTGTTTACATTTTTTGTTACTGATCTATTGGATATGGTTAAGGGCGCAATTGGATGGATTTCTGGAAAACTTGGGTTCGAAGGAATTCAAGAATATCTCTCCTCTTTTAGTTTTAGTGATATGTACTTGGTATTATCCGAAAAAGTATTTGGTGTAATTGAAAGTATAGGTACCTATGTAAGTGATATATTTGGAGATCTCATCGGGGGATTTAAGAAATTAATAACTGGAGATTTCATCGAGGGAATTGTAGATATCCTTACTGCTATTAATAAACCATTTAATGATCTGAGTAAATGGTTTGGAAATATAATATCAAGAGTTATAGAGACACTTGCTCCTAAAAATTTAGCATTACTTGCAGCTGGGTCGGAAAACGCCAAGGGATTTGATTATATACTGAAGGGAGAAGCGGACGCACAGGTGGATGCGGTGAAACCTATGACTGGATCAGAATTGGATAAAGCAGTAAAAGAGAATGATAAAGCAAGAGACAATCCAATAATTATACAGGATAACAGTAACAATTCAACCAACACTTCAGGTGGAGGCGGGGGTGAAACTCATGTACATACCGGAGTCACTTCAACTGACGGTGCAGATCCAAACATTTTAGCATTTGGTAGATAAAAAAAAGGGAGTCCGAAGACTCCCAAAGACTACCAAACAATCAATTAGTTTAGATTGGACATATTAATAATCGCTTGTACGATCCTTGCCTTGTTGGCAGATTTAGGTACAGACACTCCAAGATCACTAGCCCTTTCAACCAATTGAGCCTTTGTTAAGGACATCAACTCAGACTGATCTGGTTGAGTCGGAGTGGTAGGGGAAGTACCCCCACCCGTTGTCTTTTCCGGTTTGCTTGATACTGATCGGTAGATCAGACCAAATGCAACTAATCCCGCTAGGATTAGAATAATCATATTTGTATCCATTTTTAGTCCTCCGCAGCCATCTGCGCAAAGTAAGAGAGTGTATCGTCCGCTTCCGCCGCAACCAAAGGTGCAGCCTCAACAGCAGGAGCAGATACCACAGTCGGTTCTGACGCCTCACGCATAGGTGCCGCTTCAGCAGTCTGCGCAAGTGCCTCGTTCTTGATAGTTGCACCAGCACCAGTTGCAAGACCCAGTACGGTCTCCAACTTGTTCTTCAACTCATCATAAGTCTTGAACCACTTGGCGTCGTGTGCATTCGGATAGTCTGGTACTACAAACTCGTTTAAGTCATATAGTGTGTTATACACCGTTTCAAGTTTAGTCTCATCTGAACCTAGGTATGCAGAAGGAGACTTGAAGTCTGACTTATCATAGTTACGATATCCCGCAACATTACGGATCTTCAGTTCGAAGTCAGCGCCAGCCCAAAAGTCGAATGGGTTTACTGGTTCTTCGCCAGGAAATTCTGGTTGCATCTGATCCATAATCTTATCAAAGATCTTCTTACCAAACTCATAGATGAAAGTCTTGCCGTTGTTGGCAGGGTTAGAAGGATCATTAATAACTTGGATGTTAGTAACGTAGTGTAGACGACGCTTCTGTCGACGTGCAGTTTCCTTATCCTCTTCGATACCTGAGTTCCACAGACGCGAGTTCAACTCACCTAGTGGATCGTTCTGACCTAGGGTCGTTAGTGAACGCTCGATGTACCATTGTCCGGTTGGACCCTTGAATGCGTGGTCCCAATAACGGACCCACGGTAGGTCTTGACCTTCGGTAGCGGGAAGGAAACGAATCACGGCATAACCATTACCCTGTTCATCAACAGTTGGTTTCCACTTGCGATCGTCTTGGTATTTGTTGGTGTTAGTTGTCTGACCTGACGCTTCGGTAGCGGCAGTGACAAGTTTGGAGATGTCCATAGACTTGGACTTTAGATTTGCAAAAGACATAATATTTCCTTAAATATAAACTTAAATATAAACAATGTATGAGATTGCCTCTAGGGCATTACTATTTATACGTCTAGTGTATTCTGCTTCGGCAGAAAATTCAACTGACGTGCTTCACTCTCTAGATGTTCTACGATAGTGGGAGACAGATACTTCTTGATGTCTTCCAGCTCTAATCCGTTCTTCTCACAGAGATGTACAATGGAATCCATGTACGACATTCTGTTTTGAAAAACGAAACTCTCAATCATCGCAGAGAATGATTTCTTGGTTAGGAATTTCTCTTCAGTAGTCTCATCCATTGATTACCTCAATCGCACGGACATTATCAACGCGGAAAGACCGCCATGATTGCTTGTCGATTGCGAATGCGCGGATCACAGACTTATTTACAGAAAAGTCATCCACTTGACTGACCTTAGACTCCGACAGTTCAGGCATATAGTCTGTCTGGAGAGTACATGGCATAATGCGTTCCTCACCGTTGACCTTACTAAATGTGACCTGAAGTACGTTTGATCGAAGTTGACCAACTATATTATCATAACTAAACATCGACTCCTCCTTAGAATCGTTCAAACTCTTCTTCCTCAGCAGCCTCTTCTTCTGACGCATGGATTGCTTCAAGAAAAGCTTCACTACCATCCAATACCGCAATCGTGTGCTCAAATGCATCTAGTGTAAGAAGAATGTTCTTACGCTCTTCATCTGCTTCATCACGTTCGTGGTAATCCTTAATGTAAGAATCAAGGGTATCTAAGTATGCACAACGCATGAACTCGCGTGTGATAAGTTCCACGTCATTACGTGGGTATTGACCTAAGTCAATTAGGTTTTCTGGCGTACTGGCCATTAGTTCCATTCCTCATTTTGGTTTGCTTCATATACATCGGAGAAGTGAGTATTGACGAATCGGTCCTCATCTCCCCAGCGTACATCTGACTTATAGTCTTGACGATCAAGACTTACTACTTCATCGGCAAGTTTTTTGTTAGACTTACTGATCTTACTATGCTTCTGAATCTTGAGTGCTGCTGCACGAATCATTGCATAACGTACTTCTTTACTTACTGCCATAATTATACCTTATATGTAGGGGGTTGTCAAGTGGCTAGAATCCATTATTTGGATACAGTTCATCTTTGGTCAATTGACCTCGTTTCTTCGACTCCTTCTTACGGTCGACGTGGGTAGAAGCGCGATTGAATTTCCGCGCATACTTCGCGACCGGATTCGATCGCTTGATAGATTTCTTCTTCATTATCATATGCCTCGTTTTCCCATGGCTGATCAGAGTACTTCATGTTCTCATACTCTTGCCCATCAAATATCCACTTATAGGACATCACACCTTCATTCAGAGTTAGTCCAGTATGAATCAATCGACCGCTTAGTATCTGCACTGCATGAATCATCTCATGGGCAATGTTGATTTTCATTTGTTTCTCATCGACCCGTTTACCTTCGAAGTACTCTGCGATAGAGATATCAACTTGATCCTCATCACCGTCAACTAGTCCAGCAAACGTACCTAGGTCATCGACGAATTCTAACTCGACGTGACCCGGCATGGTAGAGATTCCTAGAAACTGTGCAACCTTATGAACATAGGTGGACATCTCGTAACTAGGGGATTCCGCAACATCAACATTCTCAGCGTACTTCATTATTCTACCCGATCGTGGAAAGGAACCGCACCAGAGAAATCCCCTCCGGTAATCTCACGAACCTTTCGGTGGAATCGACTATCAGACGTGGAGACGAATGTACCACCCATCATAGGACGTTCCGCGCCTAGGTACGTAGGACGAACAAAACAAGTTCCGTCAACATAACCCTTGACCAACTCAACCGCAGGGCGACCTACAGTCGGTTCGAACGGACCTTCGACGTTTACGATGGTCACCGAAGTGAACCGTGAACTCATACCACCACCCGAACTGTCGGATTGGTCGGTACGATAAATATTTGCAATAAGACCCATAACTAACTCCTTAGTGAAAAGTCGCTTGTTGAACTTCAAGTTCTTGATTGATAAGGCGCATCATCTCATCATTGTTAAGACCCAAGGAAGACAATGTCGCTATCGCAGTAGTAGAGTCAATGATATCATCAAGGAAAGAATCCATGACATCACGAACCGCTTCACCTATCTCGCCAGTGGCGAACCATTCAGTAGTCATCACTTAACCTCAACAACTTTATTGTTCTTGAATTCAGTACCTTCTGGACCGACCAACTTACCGAGCAACCAGAAGTCTTCTGCCTGCAACTTAGAAACGTCGTTAGAATATCCTTCTTTAACGAAGTCTGGACCTAACTCATTGTAGTTGTTAAGGAACTGAACAGCATCGGTAACAGTATCGAAAGTCTGTGCATCGTGGTGGTTTGACATTTTGGGTTTTGCGTAGAACATAATATATCTCTCTCTTTTCATCAATTTATGTAGCTATTATAGACGTTTTAAAAACAATTGTCAAGGGCTTTGCTTAACTTTTTTTAACTTTTTTGTGTAAATATTCACGTTTCAGAAACCACTTATACTTCGCAAAGTAATCCTTTGCCTTGTAGTCCGGACGTTTACCTGTATAGGTCTCTACCTCATCACAGTGGTTGAACCACATCTCGTTACACCAAACTCGAAAAGTCATATCACGCCACCAACTGGTAAGGTTTGTTGAACTGTCCGACGTTGATGTCGATGTAGTGACTTCGGTGGAAGTAGTCAGTCATGCTGTCGTCTTCACAGAAGAAGTCGGGTCCTTCCATCGCAGCCTTCAATTCAGTCAAGAACGCAACAACCTTTTCGTCGTCGTAGTTTTCAGCAATCCAGTAAGGATTGACCTGAATGTAGTCACGAGGACCGTACTCACCGACAGGTAACGCTCCGATGATATCGAGAGCACCACTCTTGATGTTACACACTAAACTGCTGTGATGACGAATGGCAAGAGTACCTTTCATGTTGTACTTCTTGAGGACTGCTTTGATCGCAGGGGTTAACTTTTTCTTATCTTCTTGACTTACATATGCCATAACAATTTTCTCTCTCTCATCAATTTATGTAGCTATTATACCAAATTCTGAACAATAGTCAACACTTTTTTAGCTATTTCTTAGACCGATTTGATATAAGGGTATTCCAAAAAGTTCTTAACCAACCGCCCTCTTCCCACATCAACGGGATGTGCTCTCCCAGTGCTTTCTCTTCTTCCATGTGTAGGTTGACATATAACAACAAACTAAGAAATGCAAATAATCCAAGGCCGAGTACATCGTATACCATTTCCATCATTTCACCCATACTTGGTTGTATTTCGTAGGAAGAACTTCACACGTGTAGTTATCGTTCTCAGCATAGTTGATAACCTTGACACACTCTCCAGTCATATTGCTAACATGAACATCGGGCATATCAATAACACCACTAACAG